TCGGGGTCGCCTCCAGCAGATGCCGTTTCTCCGGACTCACTCTTGCGTGAGAATTCTCCGTTCTTATCTCGCGAGTGCTGGTCCTCGTGCCATTCCCTTTTGGCGTACTGTTCAACGTCGGAATCGCTTGCAATCTTCCAGCTATTTCCGGGATGACTCCGATACCAACGCTCGCCACTGTTGAACAGGTCGACCAGCTTCTTCGCATCCTCTAAGTCGACACCGAAATGCTGCAACGACTGCGGCAAGCCTTCGTCGTCTCGCAAATACATCTTCTCCGGATCCTGGCCGCGTCGAGCGTCCCCGAGTCGACCAAACACGCCAGAGATAGCTTTGAAAATGCTGCGGTGTCCGTCGGGTCCAACCTCCCACTTGTAAGGCTCGATCTCTTGTTTGCCGGTGCCCCGCTTCTTTTCCGCCTGAGGAACTTTAGCATGCTGCGTTGTGGCGATGAATTGGCCACCCTCATACCATTCCCCGTTGGCGCCAGTCTCTCCGCCCTGCTTTGCTCGCTTCTGGGCTGCGTACTGCTCTGTCTGGTCTTCTTTGACCCCATCCGATTTTGACTCCGGGGCCTCGGGCTGTTGCTGTTTTCCGGGTCCGAATCCAGCCTGACCAAACATCGAAGCCGCCCCGGGAGGCATTCCCCCGCCCTGAGACTGAGGACTTTGCAGGACTCGATCTGCTTCTGTTGGGATGCTTGCCCCGATCGCATCCATGACGTCGGATTCCTTGATCCGTGCCCCCATCTGCCAGGCTGTCTGGAAAGACTGCAGTTTCTTCTCTGCCTCTTGCGTCTCGGTCTCGACCACAAACCGAATATGCACGCTGGCTGCTTCTGGGTGATTCCACAGCTTCAACGGGGCCACTAAGTCAGTGGTCAGCGTCTCTTCGAGATTCGTCGCGTCGTACTTGACGATGTCGAGATAGGTGCCCAGGTGCAGTTCTGCCAGTCCGCTTCCAAGACCAGTGGCGTCGGCTTCCGAGGTGAGCGTCTGTCCCAGAATGTACCGTTTGATCCGATGGCCGAAGTATTTGTCGAGAATATCCTTCAACTGCTCGCATCCGCCTAGGCCTGGTTCAATCCGATCGACCCCGTAAGAGGCCGCGTCTTCCCCAAGAGGCTTGCCCACGAGGATGATGTTGCGACCCTCCCCCATTCGCTCGCTGGCTGCCTTCTCCGTCTTCTCTTTCGCGTCTGCATTCCCGAGGGGGTAATACCAGATCTCGATACCAAACGCGCTGCGTTCAAGGTACTCCATCAGGAATGACAGCATCTGCTGCTTCTGGAACCATTCCCAGTAGATCTTGCTGCGGATCCCCACCCCATTGACCCGATCAGCGTTCTCGGGGGTTTCAAACTCTCCGTCCTCGATCATGTGTCGATGGATGGCGAGCAGTCGCCGTTCATGGGGTTGCAGGAAATACGCCATCCCACGTTCCGTCGGCTCGATGCTTCGCGGAATTCCGAACGTGTCTGCCAGAGAAATCGTCTGCCCGACCCGAATCCCCACCTGGTCCGGGTCATGGGATCCATCGTCGATCCGAAAGACCAGCTTGTCACCGTGAATCGGCTTCCAGCTTGTCGGCAGGACTCGCATTCCGCTCCCCAGCATCTTCCACTGGTAACGGTGCTGGATTGCGTACCGACCGAACCACACCGCATGCAGCAGATTTTCCCGGTACTGCGTGAATCGAGGGATCCTGCGGAGAATCTTGGTCAGATCCTCGCACAGTTGCCGCTGCAGTGGACTCTTGGCGTCCTCCGGCTCAAGATGCCAGTCCAGCAGAGCACAAGACCGCTGACGGGCTTCGATGCACTCCATCAGTCCAACGTCGTTCCGCATGTAGCGGGCATTGTCGAGAGCATGTTTCAGGGCTTCGTCGGAAGGCCGGTAAGCCCTCGCGAGAGAAGTTGACAGGCCAGACAGCGTCGCGACCTGGGGAACAAGGAACTGCCCCATATTGGGAGGTGCGCCCGGGATCTTCTGCACGGGATCCACCGGAGCATTGACGATGATACTGGCCGCATTGGCTGGGAAATGGGACATATTTGCACTCTGGTAAGGTGTTGATTGACGCCTTGCAGGTGCGTTGTCCGGTTACCCTGCTGATGGCGGATCGTAACGGTCACTGTGTCAAAACTCAAGATTTATCTGCCTCGATTCGGGGGGCTGGGTCTCCCCCGATTTGGTTCTCCCCGATTCGGCTGTAGTCGCAGCCTGTCGGCGCCTGGTCCCTGTAATCGCCTCCCAGACCCTCGGACAAGCTGCTCTGGGAGTTGACTGGTCAGCAATTGACCACTTTCGTCCCGAAATCGACGTTGCAGGTAGTATTCCCCGACCCGACCACGCTTCAGGCCAGCCTGCCGAGGAACGTATCCATTGGTGATCCCCGCCAGCTTGTAGGCGTACTGGTGGCCACTGACAGATCCCCTGACCCGCAATTCATCCCACACGAATTCCCCCTTGCTACTCGCACGGCGAAACCGCTGGAACAGTTCTGCGGGAACATCCGAATACTCGTACAGTGGCCCAGGTCCAGATCGCTTCCCGCTGGAATCGGTCCCCAGAAATCGCACCAGCAAAGTTCCTGTCCGCTCGCGGTGGGCTGTCCCTTCGTCGATCCGAAACCCGATCGAATGCACGTTTGAGGATTCAACCTCGATCATCTGACCCGTCAGCAGTGCGTCGTTACGATTGATTCGAGTTGTGAACGACACACCGCCTTCTAGCTGATGTGGACGCCCGAAGTCGACGTCCTCGGTCAATCTTCGCGACCTAGGTGGCGCTGGCGGGATGCTTGGTGGGCTTTCGGGAGCACCCGGCTGCACGTTGTACCCTGCTCCCCGCAACGCATTGACGGCACGCTCGATATCTTCCGGAGACAATTGTTGAGACGTGTTCAGGACGGCGTGCCCAAAGGCTCGCAACAGGTCTGAAGCCGCTTCGATCTCACGAGAGGCGCTGACTCTTGCCCCGCTGGATCGGAAGGGGGTCGACAGGTTCCGGATCAGGCTTCCAACCGTTCCCATAGCATCCAAGGTCCGGTTGATGAAGTCCCCCGTTCTGCCGTACCGATCCACCTGGTCCAGAATGTCCCCTGCTCCCAAGTCGGACAGCAATTGCCTTGCCACAGATCTGGAGGTGACGCCCCGCAACTGTCTGGACAAGCGTTGAATCTGGTCCCCTGACAGTGGTGACCGCGTGCGTCGGTACTCGGTCAAGAGTCTCCCGAGGGGGAGGCTTCTGAACCGTGCCAAGGCTGCTTGCTGCAGTTGCCGCAGGGCTGCGTTAAACAAAGGCGAGGACATAGGGAAATCCTTTTCTATTGCTGAGAAACCCTGCGGCACTCATTGAGCACCGCAATTGCCCGCTCGACTGCCGCCTCAATCGGCATGTTTCCCCCGGCTGCAATCTGGATCGCAGCATATTCCAAGGCACTCAATCCGCCGACGATATTCATGTCGAGTCGCATTGGATCAGCCTGCAACACGAACGACTGCGGGAAAGCCGCTTTCGAGTCCATTTCACGGATATTGACCTGCATTCGTCCCGGAATCTGTAAACCTGACATCCTATTTCCCCCTTGCTTAGTCTCTCGTTGACAACTGAATCCCATGACGCCGAACATTGACCGGACGTTTCATCGAGGATGCGAACGCCTTGTCTCCGACTGCTTCCGAGAACACCAGATACCGCAGTGCATCAACTGCGTGATCATCCTTCTTGAGTGGTTCCCGCCTCGCGTCCCGAGGATTGACACCGGAATCCGAAGGGCGGATCCAGCGATATGTTCGCATCTGACGCAACAAGTTCTTGCATCGCTTGTGGATGAACAACATCGGCTGATGAATCGTGGGTGATCTCTTGAGGAGATACCGCACGTAGTCGATCCCCTCATACACTGCATTTCGTGCATTCGAGATCGGCATTCCCCATGACTGAGCGATGCGAATGCAGTCTGGAGAAGAGGGATCTGCGTAGGTCGTCCCATACTGAGGATTGTTCACGGGCCAGGGAACTTGGTCAGCGATGGCCGCCAAGTGATCCATCACCGTGAAGTTCTGGTTGCTGCTGTAATACTCATCGAAGATGTGCCACTGCCCCAGGCCGTTCCGATACCCGAAGACGCACGCGAGGGGGTTGTCTGGCCCTGCCCCCCAGTCCAGACCGCGACGATAGAAGACACCGCTGGGATGGTCGATCACATCGTCATCCACGATATGCACCTGAGGATTGAAACCTTGGTAGATACAGCCCTCGTAACTGGCGAACGCCCCAATCAGACGAGTCAGTAGCATCTCTTCGGGTACCATCCCGTAGAATTCCTTGAACCAGCTTTCCGAGACGTGCCCCGCTTCCTTGGCGCATTCCGTGTTCGCTCGCCACACTTCCCACCCCTCGGGTAGCCCGTCCTCTATTCGTTGCTCGATCTCCGCACTCATGGCTGGGTCAATCGGCGTGAACTCGCAGAACTTCGACCCCGGGAAGTTGTATTCACGACATCCGCGAAGCACCTCGGTCAGCAGGGTGTAGGGGAACTGCTCGATGAAGCAGAATCCCCCGATCGCTTCAGCCTGCATCTGCTCGCGACCCTGCTCATAAGACTTGAATTCCAAGACCCAGTTCTTGCCAGGCTTCCCCGGCCAGGGCTTCAACGGCACGCGAAACGGCCAATTCTGGTTGGGTCGATACCATGCCACCCGATCCCAATCAATTTCGCTCTTGGGGATGTGGCCGTGCCCATATAGCTTTTCAACCCAAGCCGTTTTCATGACCTGGGGATAGGTTCCGGAAATGATCCAGAATGGTGTGTCTCGCCGTGGTGGTTCCTGCTCGTGCAAGACGAACCGGGCCAGCTTGTGCATCGCACATTCTGTGGTTCCTGCTCCGTTGCCACCGATCAAGAATGAGACGCCGCTCGCCTTGCTGGTGACAAAGGATTCTTGCTGGTCGAACCGATCCGGCTGGTTTCGCCGAGGGGTGAACGTGTAATAGAACTGGGACAGTTCTTCGACCTCGCGAAGCATGCCCGCCAGTTCCACTTCGGGTTCAACCACTGGTTCTGTTGCAGCAATCATCAATTCACCTTCGGGGCCAACCTCTGGCCAAGTTGCTCCAGTTTCTTCGCGACCTCTGCCCGCACTTCGTCCAGCGAACGCCCTGCGACCCGCTCTGCGTCACTGTGCTCAACCCGGATCGGCGAATTCGCCCCCCAGATCTCTCGCACTTGGTACAGTGCTGCCCGGGCCTCGGAAAGGAACTTGGAATCTCCTGCCTGTCCCTTCGTCGTTCGCTCGACTTCCACCCCCTCAGAGTTCTTGTCTGGACTGACCGCAATCTCCTTGATGGTCACTGCGTCCAGCTTGGAACGCTCCCAGGCCTCCATTGACTGACGGAAGATGTGCATCAGGGAGGTTGTGTGTTCCGCCTTGATCTGCCGGATCGAATCCATCAACTGGGGGGCCAGCCAAGACGAAATTCGCTGCACCGCATAATGCACATTCTGAAACGTGACTTTGTACTTTTGTGCGATTTCGCGATACGTTTGCCCCTGACAGACAGCGTGATACATTTCGAGTTGCCTGGGAGTAGGCTCCCAGGCTTTCGATTTGTCGGTCACCCTCT